GAGCCGCTCTTTTGTAATAACCATCTCTGTTATAAAGCTCTTGTGCAGTAAGTGAACCATCACCTTCTTTTTCTTTTGCACCCTGAGCGCCTGTACTTAAAATTCTTGACCCATCGTCTTCATCATCTTGTTCCTCCTTATCTCTCATTACATCAGTCGTAAGACTCCCATCCATAAAATGGACCATCGTCTTAGCTTCAGCTTCTTCTGTCAGTTTCTTGTCTTGATAATCAGCAAGTTGCTTAAGACCATCGCTGAATGCAGCTAGCCCGCCAAACACATCACCAATACTTTCTTTGTTCTTAGCTTTATTTACAGTATCAAGTACTGATTGTTTCCCTGCTTCTGCTACTTGTCTGGATTGACGGGTTGCTTCCCTATCAAACCTCTCAGTATCATCAGGTCCTCGTAAGTAACTAAATGTCATAGTGAGTATTGGTTAACGGTTTTTGTATTCGTCGTATGCTCCAAACCCTTGCACAGCAGCTCCAGCTAATCCACCAGCAAGTTTGAGATAGTCACCAAAACCTGGACTTTGGTTTTGTGCTACATAATCTGTCTGATACTGTTGATAGATGGGTGCTGTCCCTACCTTTGCCTTTTCTAGACTTGCTGCATTTTGAGCGGCACGATTAGTCACATACTCTTTTGATAGCAACGTGTCAAATAGTGCATTTTTCTTAGCTTCATTTCCGGCTACAGCACGTCCCATCTGTGCCCTTGCAGTACGATCTCCGACGTTCATCTGATTACTTCGAGAGCCTGTCCTACTTCTCATCATTTTGATAAAGTTGTCTCGATTAGAAATAAGTGCTTCGTCTGCGCCCTGACTAATTCTTTTCTGTGCTTCTGCTCTTGCTTGACCAGTTGCTGTGCGGATATTGTCTAAGTTCTGTGCAAGCTGATTACTTTGATTTTGGAACCTAGCTCTAATAGTTAGATTCTCAAAATGTTTTTGTTGGTTTGCCGCATCAATCTCAGCGACTCGCCGTTTGTTTGCCTCATAAGCTGCGTTTCCGGCCCCAAAAAATCCGCCAAGCGTACTTGATAGCGAACTAAATGCTGACAAGCCTAGCGATGCTGCTGCTAATACTGCCATTTCTTAAATAATATAAAGGGTAAGTTGTTTGGCCCAAACTCAACTTCATCGAAGAATTTAAAACCTAGATGTTTTAATAAACGAATGTGTACTTGATTACGTTTATCTACATAGTTCCACAGAATGCTTTCTTGTCTACTGTCTATAAAGCGTTTAGCCTGTCTAGCAAATAGCACTGGAAAGTCATGGATAGCTGGTGTACAAAGCATCCATATAGCTCCGTTATCACCTATCCCGGCTAGTCCGGCAGTCCTGCCGTCAGGGACTGTGAAAGATATGCAGAAGCCCTTCTGAGCTTCTTCTGGTATAGCTGTGATTGGATCTACTCCATACCCTTCAATCACTTCTCTACGGTCTTCTGGACGTAGATTAGAGGCCACCTCTATGGCAGCCTCTTTAGTTATTAAGTGTATGTATTTAGATCCGCTTATAAAATCTGTTGTTGTAGTCTCCTTCCCATGACATTGATTGGAGTGTTGCTGGGGAGGGGTGGGTTGATGTAAGCGTGACATTAAGGTTTTCATTTCTTTCATACACAGGAATAGTTCGTGAACTATCCCCTACGTATGGCAATCTATTTGCTTGGTATGCATCTAGTATTGATGACTCATGTGTATCAATAAAATCAGGTTTACCATTACGTACCAGCTTGGTGATAAATTGTCCTACATCACCAAAATTTAATTTGATCCTCTGGACAATTAAGGAACTTGTTGTATCTGCAACTGTTACTTTATTCTTAGTTGAGGTTGCATAGATAGTAGGGAATTCTACCTTCATCTCATATTGCTCACCAACATGGATATCGTTAGCAGTCCAGTCACCGTTCAACGTGACAGTATTACCACCATTACCTGAAGTGCTAGATACTACTTGGTATCTACCTCTGTTGTCATTATTTCCAATTACGATTGCTGCTACTTCTACAGCTTCATTCAGATGACTTGGTAACGTAAATGACGTAAGGTCTGTACTAGTTGAGTAACTTAGTGCGGATGATGCTATGGTTGTTGACCTATCAAGATGAATGTTAAAGGTATCGCCATATGAGCTTATGACTGGAGAATTATTCTCTTCTTTTAAAGACATTTTTATAAGTGTTCTATCATCAAAGATGATGTAGAAGTCGTCTTGGATAATTACAAAATGCAAAATATTCTTTTGGAATTTCCATTTATACCATGCACCTTGCAATCTCTTGCCACTTACGTTGTAGTACCTAAATCCGTATATTTCATTAGTATTAATTTTGCCCATGAGAATATGAGCATTCTCTCGGGAGTTTGTAAAAATATCTAGATCCTTATCTAACAGTCTTGATACTACTTTGCTTTGCTCTACTACTTCAGGTTCTGTCTCCCTACGTACATTCAGCATCTCAAAGAATCGACTGTATTTACCAGCATTATCTACAAAACCAATGCTTGTTCCTAATGAAATAGGATGTATGCTGGTGTTATAATTAAATACCGATAATGGATATACTTGAGCTGTTTCAGGATTAAGTTTATCACTGTCTGTACTGAATAGATACTGTGCATTTTCAGAGAATAATACAAGACCTGTATTCATTTCGATGCCATCTACTAATGAGTTGATTCCACCTGATGGAGAACTACATGCAATATCAATCCTGTCATCTGCTGAAAAGGTAAGTGCTGTATTGTTCCAGAAGTTACCTAAGTCTCCAGGTTGAGACATGATGATATTAGAGTCACTCAATACTACTAGCCTGTCACGGTGATACAGCAACTTGCTGATTTTTTTTCCAACAAAACTAGGAGTTGTATTAGTAGATAAGTCGTCTCCTGTCTCTCGATCTCGCCAATTACTTACATTGTTATTATTTTTCCATTGTCCCACAGTAAAGTTAGTCAATGAAACCCTTGTCAATACATAAGGCATTGTTGCTGGGTCTAGTTTATATTTAATTCCTGGCGCTGTACATTCAATCCAATGGCCAACACCATCATTACCATTATCACCTACAAATTTTAGATAGTAATCATCTTCTTGTACGGCTGCTGAATTAGATACCTTGACAATATATCCATCACGACATGATGTTGGTAGTTCTGTTACATCATTAATTTCATCAGTAACTATATTGAATAGGTCACTTTCTAATGCCTCTACGTTAAATGTAGAGTTTGACCAAAGGTACAATCCGTTGCCAATAATCCGGCTTCTTACTGTTCCACCTGCCTCGTCATTAATTGCTGTGTTTAAACTATTAAGTACGGAGGCTGCTGAGACCGTAGTCTCTTGTTCGATGTCAACAGGTATAGGCCTGATGCGAGCAATGTTTCCTCTTTGAGGTGATGATGTCTCTGTCCTTACTTTTATTCTATGGGTGTAGCCAACAAGCCCAGCATCAATAGTATTATTTAGCTTTGATGTAGCATATGATCCTCCATACAACAACTCAATCCTACCACTATATTGGCAGTTGTATTGTGGTATATCTGGATTATCTTGACCTGTATTAGTTTTAAACCTACTTACAAATGGCTGGCCTAGCACCGTCATTCTTGCACAAATACCTGTTGAATTATTTACAACAATTCTGCTGCCTGCTGCAGGACATGCTGACCCGTACTGTACCAAGTAATCACTACTGTTAACATCCTTATATTTATCAGGATTGTAATTACCATCAGCAGGTGCAGTAATTGCATCGTCTTGTAAGTTATTGTTATGAGAAGGATCTGCTAATTCTAGTTCTACACTTGTTGCGCTGTATAGTGTTTCAGTTGTTTCATCATTAAAAATATTTAATGAATAGCTACGTCTTGGTGCAATCTGTTTTAGCTCTATATATACTGCATGTCCATTCTTAGTTGCTGAGTAATATGTAGGTGCACTTCCTATCTGATCTTTTTGACTCTTAGTAGTTAAGTCGTTTGTTAAAGATACTGTCTTTGTTTTGTTGACTAAGAACGTTGTGTCGTTAATAGTTAATGCTTCAATGTCACCAGGATTAGAATGTGTAAGATATGAACCAGCATTGCCACTACTTGACGCAACTATTTCTGTTCCATCAGAACATCTATATACTCGTACTGTACCATCACTCTTTACATTACCAATATAAGCTTCATTGTCATCTCGGTAATAACTAAACCAACTTCCGGTTGAATTTATATTTCCAAGCGTTGCGATGTATTCTGTACCAGGTCTCTTTGTAAGACCATCTGTAATATCAGGGACAACATTTACTGCATCCCTAACCTGCCCAGGTAGCTTCTGCTCATCAGGTTGCTCAGAAATACCTAATGCATAGTTTGGAATTGTTTGTGTAATTGTTGCCATTAGCGCCTCAGTGCACGGAAAGGTTGGTAGGTTTGATATTGGGTATTTGATTCAAAGCCAAGGAAGTTATGGTCACCCTGGTTACATTCGTATTCAATACATGCAGCACGTGCTATGGCTTCTTGTTGTCCAAGTAGCTGTACTAGCTGTGCGTTTGTTACCAGTTGAGTTGCAGCACGTGTGGCTGATTTGTATGTGATGTATCGCTGGTAGACAGAAGGCAAGTCTTCAAAGTCATACACCCTTACGATGTCTGCTTTGATTGCATTCTTAAATACAAATGTCTTATGTACTTTGTCGTATAGTTTTCCTTCACGTCGTACTACATCTGTAGTTCTGTCAAATTGATTGTCTGTTACGTCAATACGTAGTGCATCGGCAGGAAATGTAATAAACCCTGTAACTGACTCAGGTGTTAATACTACGTTTTTTTCAATATTAAATACCCAGCCTTCATTCAATACATCAATGCGTGATTCTCTAAGGATGTTGAAGATGAATGAAATCTCAGGGTTTGAATAGTCAAGTGTGTTAACTGGTGATTGACCGATGCTCCCCAAGATTGAGTTCACTGCGGATAGTTCGGTATCGGTGCCAATAGTTGAGGACATATAAGTAAAAAAAAGGGACCCCGAAGGATCCCCATGAAGTGTATAAAAATCAGAATGTAGAAGGAGCTGAAGCACCAACGTACAGCTCAACGGCTGCAGCAGGGTTCAGGTAGTCAGCACCCATAGCCAAGCGGCCAAGGATAACGTCGCCCTGATAGATCACGGAGACATCACCACTGGTGACTTGTACTTGAGGACCGATTGCTTCTACGCAACCAGCAGCTTCACGCTGGAAAATAAGACCAGCAGACACTGCACCGAATTCGGAAGCAGTACCGTAGTCATTGTTGATGCCAGTAGTAGCACCGGAAGCATCTTCCAAGGCTGGACCGATAAAGCTACCGGTGTTGCCAGGATCTGTTTGACCAGAAGTTCCGCCGTACTTAGTACCGTACTTGCCGAGGAAAGGAATATTCATCGACTTGTAGATGTGGATACCAGCAATCTCGATGATGCCGTTGCCGCCTTGCAGAGCAGAGCCCTGGGCGTCACGGTTCACAAGACCATTAGAACCAACAGCTTGGATCAATTCGTAGTACTGACGTGGGTTCAGGACGGCACAGCGGCCATCGCTAGAGACACCCTTCTCGTCCATTGCAGCCGCTGCGTCATAGAAAGCAGCAATCAATGCAGAAGAGGAGAATGCATCAGATTCGTTAGTAGTAGTACCAACACGGATCTGAGTACCGCCTGGCTCAACGAAGTTAGTTGCACTAACAGGTGAGGCAGAACGTGCACCACGTGCGATAGCACGGAAGATCAGACGGTCATACTTTTCTGCGAGGGCATAGCCGATCTTGCGGCTGATTTCCGAACGCAGGTCGTAGTGAGAAAGAGTCTCATCAAGGTCATAAACGAACGCTGAACTGATCAGCAGGTCGTCAACCGTGATGGTCTTCTCTGCCACTGGAGGCGCACCATCGGAGTTGCCGAGGATTGCGTTACCAGGGGTGTGATACTCAGCCGTGGTACGACCGGTATAGATGAACTGCAATGACTTGCCGTTCTTAAGTGTACGCTTCATCACCATATCGCGTGCGATTGCGTTATGCTGGAAGCCTTTGAACATCTCACCAGAGAACAACTTCAAATAAAGTGCTCGCTTATCTCCAGAGAGATTTGATTGACCTACATTAACCAGATTGGTTGTAAGGTCTGAAGACTGTTGTGCCATTGTATTAGAGAGTAAATGTATATTCGACTCTCAAAGATCTTTGAGTTATTTAATTGTATATGTGTGGTCTATCCCACCGTCTAGACGGCTCAGGGTATCCTCCGTAGAGGGCCAAAGCCAATAGTAAAGGGAGGAAT